TTATTTGAGAGATATTCAAGCAAGACGAGGAATTACCGATTTCTTGGTAGTCTGTGATGACAGTAATAATCCTGCGAATATCGTTGATAGCAATCAGTTTATTGGAGACATTTTCATTAAACCAAGTCGTTCAGTTAATTTTATTCAACTTAACTTTGTTGCTGTATCTACTGGTGTTAGTTTTAATGAAGTCGTAGGAGCAGTATAAGGAGATAAAAAATGGCTTTTAATATAAATAGTTTTCAAAATGCACTACCAAAGGGTGGTGCCAGACCTAGTTTATTCAAGGTAGATATTCCACTACCAGATGGTTTAGCATTACCATCGTTTGGGGCTAAAGCGGACGCTATAGTTGCAACTGCAACAGGTAGTGCTGGAATTGGTGTAGATGTTAAACCCGCTAATATGAGTTCAGAAAGAATGTCTCTTACTACTCAAGCAGCTACAATTCCTGCAGGTACAATTGACCCGATTGAGGTTAATTATTTTGGTAGGATTTTTAAGTTGCCGGGTGGTAGAACCTTTGAAGATTGGACAACTACAGTATTGAATGATGAAGATTATTCAGTTAGGTCTGTTATTGAGGGTTGGATGGATAAAATTAATGGTAATGTCACTAATAAAGAATCTGGTAATGGTTCTGTTGGTGGTTCTGGTGGTAATTGGACGGTTCCTGCAAGAGTTATTCAGTATAATTCGCAGGGTAATGCTACACGTGCATACGTTATGCAAAATTGTTGGCCGACAATGGTTACTGAAATTACTTTAGATTGGGCAGAAGCTACAGCTATAGAAACCTTTGATATTACATGGGCGTATAGTCATTGGGAAAGTGAATCAGTAGAAAATTGGTCGTTAGATGTTAATGCTGATTTAAAGATTGGCTCAGTTAGTAGTTATGTAGCTGGTAGAATTGGTGGATAATTTATGAATTTAAGAGAAGCTTGGTCACAATGGTTGCCTGAAAAATTCTTAGGATTTAGTATAGGCGGTAAGAAAAAACAACTTCAGAGTTTTGCTCCACCACCACCTGATGATGGTGCGGTAAACTTAGAGGTAGGTGGTGCTTATGGTACATATCTTGATATGGAAGGCACTATTCGTAATGAGGTTGAACTTATTACAAAATATCGAGGTCTTGCACTACAACCTGAGTGTGAGGCAGCCATTGAGGACATTGTTAATGAATCAATCGTGATGGATGAATACCAAGCTGCTATGGAGTTGGAATTGTCAGGAGTAGACCATATTTCCAATAAAATCAAAGAAAAAATTTATAACGAATTTAGAGGAATTCAAACGATGATGAATTTCTCTATCGATGCTCACGATATTTTTAGAAAATGGTACGTGGATGGTAAAATTTATTACCATATGATTATTGATGAAGATGACAGCAAGGCCGGTATACAAGAACTACGATATATTGATCCTCGCAAAATGAGGAAAATTAGAGAGATTGTCAGGGAACCAGCAGAGAGTGGCATTGATATGGTAAAAAAGACGGTGGAATTTTATGTCTATGATGAGGGTGGAGTGCAAGATGCATCTCACAGTTTGACTGGACTTAAAGTTTCACCTGATTGTATTGCACACTGCAATTCTGGTCTATATGACCATTCAAATGGTGCAGTAGTCAGTTACTTACATAAAGCTATTAAACCGATGAATCAACTTAGAATGATGGAAGATGCACTTGTTATTTATCGTATTGCACGTGCACCAGAACGTAGAATATTCTATATTGATGTTGGTAACTTACCTAAGGCTAAAGCTGAACAATATCTTAGAGATATGATGGTTCAACATAGAAATAAGTTGGTCTATGATGCATCTACGGGTGAGGTTAAAGATGATAGGAAACACCTAAATATGATGGAAGACTACTGGTTGCCACGTAGAGAAGGTGGCAGAGGTACAGAAATCCAAACATTGCCAGGTGGTCAGAATTTAGGAGAACTGGAAGATATTAATTATTTTCAGACTAAATTATACAAAGCTTTGAATGTTCCATCTAGTAGATTACTAGAGGATAATAGTTTTAGTTTAGGTAGAGATACAGAAATCACAAGGGATGAACTTAAATTTTCTAAGTTTATATTGAGACTCCGAAATAAGTTTTTGGAATTGTTTGATATTTTGTTAAGAACTCAACTTATCTTAAAGGGTATTATAACAGAAGAAGAATGGCAACCCATTAAAGATAATATGAAATATAAATGGGCTGAAGATTCTTACTATAGAGAAATCAAAAGTATAGAAATGTTGAGAGATAGATTATCATTAGCACAGGATGTTGGGGATTATACAGGTAAGTTTTTCTCTATTAATTATGTAAGAAAAGAAGTGTTAAAACAGACTGAAGAGCAGATAGAAAAAATGGATAAAGAGATTGAAAAGGAAAAGGCTAAAGAGAAAGAACTTGCAGCATTAGCAATTGGTCAACCTGATATGGGTGGAGGATATGGTCAACAAAATTGGGAATATGATCCATCTGAAGAAACAAAGAAAGAAACCATAGAAGAACAACCGTTTGATGCTTCAAAAGACTTTGATTTAATTTTAGAATCTCTATCTGTTAAAATGAAAATGGATGAGGTTGATTTGGAAGAATATGATAGTTCAAAATTAGATAAATTTGAATTTAAATATCAAAACCATAATGGTAATGGACACGTAGAAGATGAATAATGTGAGATTAACCGAAACGTTAAAACTGGTTACACAATATACTAATTCACAAATTTTGAATTTGGAAAAGAGGGTTTATATTGCGTTAGAGAAAATCCTACAAGAATCACAAAATTTATTTGAAAATAAATTGATAGAATTTCAAGGTGATCAAGGTATTCAGGGAGAACAGGGAATTCAGGGTGATTATGGAATACAAGGTGTTCAGGGTGAAAAAGGAATACAGGGAATGATGGGTTTGCAAGGGCCCAAAGGAGAAATTGGCTCCAAAGGGCCTATTGGGTCACAAGGTGAAAAAGGTGATTCCTTTTTATATGAAGATTTTACAGAGAAGCAATTGAATACTTTACAGGGATTACAGGGAGTTCAAGGGAAACAAGGTAAGAATTTTACATTTGATGATTTTTTACCTACACAATTACTTTCGTTAGTAGGGCCTAAGGGTGGACAGGGTGAACGTGGAGATAAAGGTTTGGTAGGTGAACAGGGTGAACGTGGAGATAAAGGTAATACTTTTATATACGAAGATTTTACAAAAGAACAATTGAGTAGTCTTAAAGGCGAAACAGGTTCTATAGGGCCAAGAGGACATCAAGGTGGAAAAGGTGATGTAGGGCCTCAGGGAGAACATGCAAGTTTTGAAAATTTATCAAAATTAGATGAAGAAATTATAAAAAATGTCGTAGGAGAGGTTATAACACCAGACAGTTTGTCTAAAACCTTAGCAGAATTTAGAAATGATGTTGTTAATAGGTTGTCTAAGATGGTGACAACAGATGTAATTTCTACACATGCTGGTGGCGGTGAGGTTAATTTCTTAAATTTGGATGATATTACTGAAGCAATTGGTGATGAGGTTTCTGATTCTGTAGAGTTACAGTTAATTTACAATACTACAACTAAAAAAATAGAATTTGCCAATCCATTCTCCCAACCAACATTGGGTGAAGGTGATTCGGGAGAGAGAGAATTAGTTGAAGATTCTTTTGAAACAGATTCTGATTATGATGAATCACTACATATAACATTATCAGCTGCAGTTGCGGGGAATTATTCAGATTCAGAAGGTAATTTAATTACATCAGGAACTACTGTTTCTGGACAGACTATTATTATATCATGAAAAACGAGGTAATTATGGAAATTAAAGATATTGTAAAAGCGATTAATAATAAAGAACCATTGGAAGTAGAAAAAACTTTTAAGCAAGTGTTGTCTACCAAATTGGATACCGCTTTAGATAATAAGAAAAAGGAAATTACGAATAGTTTATTTGATTCAGAAGAAGATTCTTCTGACGATGATAGTGATGAGGATTCTGAAGGTGATATAGACGGGGAAGATTTGGATGTTGAGGAAGCCAAAAGATGGTCGAAACAAAAACGTTTCAAATCTTCCCAACGTTCAAAAAAGACTGATCGAAGAAAGGCAAAACTGAAACGAAAGAAATGGGCTCGATCAGCTGGTGGTAAACAATCTAAGAGAAAACAGAAAAGACGCCAGAAACGAATTAAGAGTGGTTCTTTAAGAATTGATCCAAAGAAAGCAAAATTCCGTAGGCAAGTGGCTAAGACCTACAAAGGGAGATAAAATATGGCGAAGACAAAATTATTTGAAACGGCCCATGCTAATGGAGTGGCTCAATTTTTAATAACTGGTACTG